TTAACCTTACCAATACGTGGGCACCCCTTGATTCCATCTACACTGTCACCCTCTAGGGCCTGTTTGTAGAACCAGAAGTCAGCCTCATCCTTATCAATAACGTATCTCTCCAAGGTGTTGTAGTTGTAGTGACTACCATGGGCTTGATTCAGATCCTTATCGATATGGCATAGGACATACTTACCAGGATCCTTATACATACGGGAGACACATACATCGTCAGCTTCAACATCATCGAACACGACAGCACCCATCTCATCCAACATTTGATCACGTAGAGGGCCTAGCATATCCAGTGGCACCTTCGGCTTCTTCCTATTAGCTTTGTAGTCAGCACTAACGTCATACCTAAAGGTTCTGGTAGGGCTAAGCACTAACTCGTATGAATCAGTCTTTGTATTCTTGAGTATCTCATCTACAAAATTAACTAACTCACGCTTGGCGGCAGGGAGATCTATACTGACTGTAGCTAAGACATTATCAGGATCACTATCATCCCAGATGCAGGTGTCTTGGTAGATACTCGCATACTTGTAGGCAATACTATCGGCATCAATTAATGCTATCATCTCGTTTCCCCAATTCACGTTCAAGGTACCACATCGCCTTCTTTAAATCCTCTACTCCACCGTCACCATGCTTAAGGTCTGCACGCCATATGTATTTCATAGCATTACCTAAGCAGAATCCCATGTGCTCTGTGATTTGTATGGCCTCTACACCACTTGGATGGCTCTTGTAGTGGTTGGGGTTGATTGCATCCTCTTCAAACATATCAGGTTGTTTCATCATTGAGTTCCTCTATTTTAAAATTAATGTATTCCTCCCCCTTCTTGACTATCCGTTTCTTAACCTTTAGATCGTAGATCCACTTGTCGTTGAAACCATACTTCAATTGAAGACAGTCGATGAAGGGTTTAAGAATGTTATCCACGTCAGCAAGCTTAGAACTTAAGCCTACCTCAATGGTTAGTTGTAGTTCCCCCTCAGGAACCTCTTGATCTGGTAGAAGCGTTAGTATCTTCCTCTCGTACGTCTTGTACTTGTAGGATTTAACCTTACGCCCCAAGTACATATCGTTTGCACTTAGTGGTTTAATATCAAGTTCGATCATAGTATTTACTGAGATACCTTAAAGCATTTACCATGCCTGTTAGGTTGTCCCCTAGTTTTCCCAATCCTGTATTACACGTTGAACAAAGAACTCCTCTAAAATCTCCAGTCGCATGACAGTGGTCATACACCTTTTGACTATCATCACCACATATCTCACATACATCCGAGGTAGCCATACGCCTATCGTACTCTTCTATAGTGATATTGTAGTATTTCTCAGCTGTGTACTTACGCTGGTACTCCTTTCGTTCCTCTCTGTTTTTCTGGTAATACGTACCGTCTTGCATTAAACCTCCTCAAGTTTATATCAGTGTGTCTCCTCCCAGGTGTTTCCTATCTTAGCTTCACCTTCAAGTTTGACTCTGAACTTAAGCTCTTCCTCCACAATTGGAAAGGCGGCTTCACATACCCTTGCGACATCTTTGGCGATGCCTTCGGTTACTTCTAGTTGTACTTCATCATGGATATTACCAATGAATTCGTAGTCTTTCCCTGGAGTCCATTGTTTCTGCAACTCCTTATCCAAGGCCACTAGGTAGTACTTCATGACCATAGCACCTGCACCTTGTAGTAATACATTCAAGGCACTGTGTGAGCTACGGATGTAGTACATACGTTTATTCAGTCCTAGTAGGTAACCCTTAGATGCCTTATCTTTCACGGCATCACTCAATGACTCCAAGGCAGGTAGCTTAGCTAAGAACCTATTCCTCAGAATCTTCCCCTGTTTTACACTACCGTTGACAATCTGTCCAAGTTTGGCTACACCTGCACCATAAAGGAAACCATAGATGAAGGTCTTAGCTTGGTCACGGGTAGGTAATCCGGCAGCCTTTTGGTTGATGGTATGGATGTCACCATTGACAACTTGCTCCCCGTATTCACCACCATCATAGATGGCCATGTAGTGAGCCAGCATTCGTAACTCTAGACCTGAGGCATCACAACCCACGATCTTCTTACCTCTTGGTACTATGAATAAACGTCTACACTCCTTCCCCATGAAACTGTGAGAGGCTGGAGTTTGCGCAACATTGGGGCGATTGTGTGTACATCTCCCTGTTACTGCGCCTAATGTGTTTATTTGTCCGTGGATTCTTCCGTCCTCCTGTACCACCTTCAACCATGCATTTTTGCCTTCCGCAACCATGCCTAGAATTTTTTGGCTCAAAAAGTATTCCCTTAGAAGGACTGCCTCAGGAAACTTAACACCCTTGAGCACCTCCTCATTAATAATTGGAGTACCTTTCTCAGTTTTCTTTGGGCTCGTCCAACCGTATACCTCTTCCATCCATCTGCGGATGTGGGCGCGAGACCCTGGGTTGAATACTAGCTCTTCCCAGTAGCCCCAACCGTTCTTCACATCGTTATGGGCACCCTTAGCTAACTGATTTTTGTAGCGTGCACTCAGATCACCCTTCTTTGTATACATAGGAGCAGGTTTAAGTGATATCCAATCCTGTAGAGGCGTGAAGGTATTAACTAGCTGTGCAAAGAGGGCCTCTTTCTTAGCAACTAAGGTGACGTGTAGATCCTGCGCAGCCTTCACATCAAACAGCCAACCATGTTCTACTTGTCGTTGAATGATACGGGCAAACTTCTGCTCTATAGCTAGAGCCTCCTCAGGTACCTTCTTAGTTAGTAGGCGCTCATAGAGTACTGTGTTCAAAGTCACATCCTGCTTGCAGTAGGTCAGCATCTCTTCAGAGTACTTATCCCATGCATCTTCCTGCTCACCATACGTACCCTTATTAGAGTTCAGACGATAACCCCACGCCTTCAAACCATGCATACCTTTCAATCTAGGTGGTAGCTTAGTCTTCTCATCTAAGTTAACTAGGTTGTAGTAAGCCAAGCGAGAGAGCAACAAGGTATCTACTATCTCACAAGTCTTGTACAGATCTACCCCGAAGAGCTTCTTGAGTACAGGTATATCAAATGTAATGATATTGTGTCCCCCGATCAGAGGTGCAGCCTGTAAGTCAGCTACTAATTTATGTATATCAGTAGGTCTGTACTCCATGTATACACCTGTGGTGCAGTCATATGTAACAGCACAATGTATTGTTGTGACGGTGTCTAGTAGGCCGTCCGTCTCCAGATCAAATATCAACATTAGAATTCCTCCATGTCAGCACCTTCAAAGTGAGGCTCGAACTCAGTCTCATCATATGCGGTCATACGGCCAGTCTTCTTATTGTACTCAAGGGTATCTGCTATGCCTACATCACCAACGAATCTATTCTTAAGGACTCGTAGCTTGACATGGTTACCAAACTCTACATCCTGCATGTCACGTTCAACACCTACAACACCATCAGATAGTTGAGCGATGGCACCAGATCCTCGTAACTGTGCGAGTGATACAGTAGCTCCATCTTCGTGTCCCTTATCACCCTGAGGTCTACGTAGGTGTGAGACTACAATGATTCCAGCCTGTGTTTCCTCAGCTAGGCTACGTAGGTTTGTCATTAAGGCATCGATAGCCTTACGTTCATCACCATCAGCGTTACCGGAGACTACAATTGATACATGATCTAGTACTAGGAAGTCAACACCATTCTGTAGCACTAGTAGGCGCATCTTCCTTAGTAGATCCTCAGACTCAAGGGAGCCGAAGTGATCATAGAAGTATAAGTTACCACCACCTAGGACGGCATCGAAGGCCTCCCGTTTAGTCTCGATAGATATCTTAGTATAATCGTAGGACATAGGCTTCTGCATGTACATACCCATGAACCCTAGAGCACTACGCTTTAGGTTCTCCTCTAGAGCTATGTATCCAACACTAAGTCCCTCAGTCATAGTTAGGTGATAAGTAATCTCCTTAACGATGGTTGATTTGCCTACCCCTGAGCCTGCGGTGAAAGTAACAAGTTCCCCCTTACGAAGCCCCTGAAATTTTTCTTCTAATCCTGGAAACGGGTATGTGTATGTCTCAAAGACTTCATCAACCGCTACCAAATCCCATAGCTCATTACCGTTCTTGATACCTGCAATGGCTAGAGGTGTCGCATTATAGGTTGCACTTAGTACGGAAGCCGTTCCCTTAGCTAGTAGGAGCTCATTGGCATCCTTGTAGCCAATATTAGTAACTACCTTTAGTTGGCCTGGTTTCTTGAATAGTTCTGCAACGTCTTCAACAGCCCTACGACCCGCATCATCACAATCAAACCATAGGACTACCTCACCAAATGAGATGACCCAATCAAGATTGTCTCTAATGTTCTTGAATGCGCTATTAGCACCGTTGATTAGGGACACCGCAGCAAACTTACCGTCATAGCACATGGCTACAGATAAGGCATCGATCTCACCCTCCGTGATAATCAACTTACGGGAGCTACCTTCACCGAAGCACTGCTGCCCGAAGAGACCCACACCTTTTGTTGTGCCTGCTACCGAGAACTGTTTATCCGTTGTTCTAATCTTCTGACCAGTAAGTTTCTTACTGTCCTTGTCATAATAATTAGCGATCTGGATGGGTGAACCCCGCTTGTCGGTACCTACCATGTAACCATACTGTCTACAGATTGCCTCTGAGATTCCCCTCTTAACAAGCACCTTACTCTCACCGTCATAGAGGCGGTAGTCCTTAAAGTCTTGCACCTCGAACTCACCTACCTGGTCTGCGGTCAGGCTGTCATACTCATCATTGATACGCCCCTTCCCACACTTGTGGCATGAGGTACCGCCATCAGTGTAGAGGGCTCCCGCATCAGATGAGCCACACTTGTTACATGGGATGTGCTTTATGAAGTCACCACCCTCTTCTTTCTGTGTATACATATATCCTCCGTTTTGAATTTAGTAGGCAGTTTTTAACCTGGTTACCTAGCCAACTATTAAGGGTGCCTGAGTATTTTAAATGCGGACACCACCTACATTAAAACCTGGACATGACACCAGGCCGCTGAATACTCTACAGCTAGAGGTTACTAGAAGTCCTCGTCAACACTTACAACTTCAGCAGTGTCTTCAAAACCTGATCCGGACTCATCACCAAACCCTTCATCACCACCACCGTACTCAACATGCTCAATCAACTGTACCTTCTTCAACTTGAAGCTGATGCCGATGCTGTTGTCTGAGGCCATATGGTAGGGAGATGCCCATAGTTGTAGCTTAAGCTTTGAACCGTTACCGATATTCTTCTTAAACCCTGCCATCTCAATACCCTTAGAATTGAATACAGGGATAGTCTGCTCATTGCCATCAAAGTCTACGGCATAAGCCTTAGTCTTAAGTTGTACTAAGCCAGTGAGGTTACCTTCCTTGTCTTCCTCTTCACGAAGGATATCACGCACGGTAAGCTTTGCAAACTTAGGTGCTGTCATCTCTTCCTTAGCAGCATTAACCGCAGCATCTCGGAGTTTCTCCATGACTACGATGAACTTTGCTACATTTTCATCCTCTGGATCCATACAAATTGAGGCTTCATACTGCCCCTTAGGGTTGTAGTCATAACGTGGTTCGTTAATAACTGTCCATTTTGATGTACCTAGTGGTGTTACTAGTGATTTTCCCTTAACGCTGTCAACAACGCTCTTTCTTCTCTGATTACCTGCCATTTTAGTCGGCTCCTTTATATTATTTTTTAAACAAATCCTTCATGACACACTTGTAGGCATCATGTGAGGATTCAAATAGACTTAACTCAGTCTGCTCATCTCTGAACTGACCCTCTAAGCCTTCCTTCTCCGCCTCAAGTATGGACAATTCCATACCTAAGCATTCAAGCATCCCTTTTACGAGATGGAGTTTCGCTTGAAATCTCTCTCCAGGCTCTACATACATATCTTCTATGTTGTGAACCTGATTATTAAATGAGTCTAGGAGTGATCCCAGGGACTCTAAATTCAGTGGCTTTTCCATTCTTTTCCTCAAGTCATAACTAGGGGCGTACTTCTAAATTTTTCAGCCCCTTTTTCATTATAAATCAAGTACTTAGGTTGTGGATAACTTTGTGGATAACTTATGAGAATATGTAGGTACTTTGCATCACCTCTCCCAGATCTAAGGTGTTCAACATGATGTCCCCAGTAGATTCTACAATCTCCGGAGTAATCTGATTAACCCAATCGAATAGAGGATCAGCCTCAAACAACTCTATGAAGGATTGTCTAACTGCTAGGGTTAAATTCTCTACACTGTTGGCTGGTACTCCAAATGAATCATGTATTAGCATGAAGTCTGTAACGCCTTGCATCTTAAGTTTCTCCACCGTGAGGTACATTAGGGTTGCATCAAGGGAATGTATCAAATTAGGGGCAATACCGTTCTTCTGTTGCCTCTTATTGACTACGTTCTTAGACTTACGAATACTAAGTCGGCCTAATACAGTCCTAATCTCCTTTTTAACGGTCTCAACCTTCCATTGTACTACCGGAAAGTTAAAGAAAGGTGTTCTCCAATAGATTGGGTCGGATGCAGATCTCTCAGAGTAGTATTGGGTGACTACTGACTTGATGTACTCTTGCCCAATGATAGCACTTGGGACGATAGTTGCGATCGAACTCTTATTTAGCTCTACCAGTAGCTTCTCAACTACCCACTTGTCTGCTTTCCAAAATACCTTGTCATTATCACGCATCTCATCAAGGATCTCACGGATCTGATCAAACATCCCACGCTGTGTTACTGAATAAGGGATGGTCATCACGTTACGCTTGGTTAGCTTACGATCTACATTACCCATTAGGTCTCTTGCTGCGGGTCTAGCATCTACTAGACGGAACTCACCTGTTGAATCGTGGAATCCTAGTTTAGTAGGGTATTCACCTGCTTGCAGTTTGCTCTCGACTAGCTCCGCCACATCCGTGTATACATCTGCGGGTGGTTCTGCATCATATCCCGTACCTTTATCTACTACATTAACTACTGAGGCACCCTCACGATCCTTTAGTAGGCCAGCATACAACTGCAAACCACTACACGTAGCATCTAAGGATACTGGAAGTTGGACACCCTCTCCTCGTAGCATACTAGCGTAGGCATCACATGAGGCAAGGAACATCAACGGGCTATCAGCATCATTCCACTCCTTGAGGTAATCTAGGGGTGTAGTAGCGTAGGCCACTAACTCATCACTCATACTATCTACCCATGCTATACGATCTTGGTAGGACTTCTTATCATATCCGTAGCAGTTAGCTATATGTATCTTTAACCAGTACTGACCTCTCTCATCAAGTACGTGTGGCTCAGCAAACTCTAGGAATGCCTTAACACTACCGGTACTCTGTGGGTTGAGGATCTGTTGGATAGGGTAGAGCCTACCTCTGAAGTCTGTGTTGTACGTAAAGTACATTTGGTCACGATCCTTATACTCAGTAGCAATACTGTGTGCTAAGAGGAACATGATTCGCTTGCTACGCATAGCCTCAAGCTTCTTCAACTGCACTTCCTTTGCTTTAAACCATACACGATAATCTGCAAGCTCTACATGTCTCCCTGTGGAGTCTAGTGGCCCGAAGTCCTCCTTCTTAACCATCTCATATACATTAAGTGTATCCATGTATGGGATCTTACCGTAGTACCCAGGATTACCCTTAGGTGTGGAAGGATCTACCAAGGACTCAGCGATGATAGTATCAACTACACCAAGGATGAAGTTATTGACGTGCCACTTAGTTTCTTGTATGTGGTTGATTGTCGTGAAGAGCCTGTCGATGTTCAAGGGCTCACCTGATTCCTCGATGTAACGTTGAGCACGTATATTACGTATAAAGGTTAGTGGGTTGTTTGAGTAGTACCCACCATTACCCCAAAGGGATGACCAAGGTAGTGGTGGCGCTACCAAAGGCTTGTACTGAACACTGAAGAGGATGTTCTTATCCTTAACGCGGCCCATGATCTTGAATACATCATCCGTTAGCTGTAGGCTCTTGATTGACTTCTTCGCATGGTAGTCCGCTCGTATCTCAAACAGACCACACCCAGACTTAACTACGCAATCAATCAAACGAGATCCTATCTGCATTTTGAAGGTCTCCTCCTTAACAGATGCATCCATATCAGCTACATCACACCCCTTCATGCTTGCTAACTTACGCTTCCTTGAGTTTATGTAGCCTATACCTCTAGATCGATACTCATACTCAAGGTACTTGTATAGCTTGCTCTCTCGTCTCTTGAAGTCCTCAATTGATAGTAGGTTTAGTATCTCTTTCGTTAACTGAATACTCAGTCTAGATAGCTTGCATAGTTTGGTTGCGGTTTTATTAAGGAGTATCTCCAAAACCGTAAACGCTAGTACATCGTATCTACCGTGGAAGGATTCCCTGATGAAGGTACGGTAGGTGCCGGCAAGCCCACGCTCCTTACCATTCTCTGCCCAATCCTCAATAGTAGCTGACACCTGTTCAATAGCCATCTTTTGGAGTACGCTACCCTCACTGGTATTACTAAAGATACCTGCTGACACCATACGTGCCACACTATGCTCATACTTCTTGGTAGCATCTGAATGAAACATGTGCTCCATACCTACTTGCTCTAAGAGTAGTAGCTGTTCTTTCTCACTAACTTTATCAAACTCATCTAAATTATACATCTATAGTCCCCTATTACTACATGACGGTTCCCAAGGTATCACGCTCAGGGCGTACTTCTAAACCTTAGAACCCATCTTTTATATAAAAATCAATAGCTTACCTTGTGGATAACTATGTTGATAACTTCACGCTATTGAACAGTTTCCAAAACCCATCCGGATCATTAAGCATGGTATTAGCTCTACGTTTAGCCAGCTCTGTGTCAACCTTTGGCATCCACCGCCCCTTTAATATCTTCTCAGGATCTCTTGATGAATGTACTCTCGCCCAGGCGGCACTTCGTGTGATCCCCGTGTGCTTTATGATTTCAGCTAACGTCCATACACTGCCATCATCTAACTTGTAGGAAGTAAGGCTCGTTACCTTTTTACGATCACGAACAGATGCAAATACCTCCTTAACATTCATGGTAGTATTCAGTCTATCGCGGATAGTCTTAATATTAATACCTGTAGCTTCACTGACCCCCATAGCCGTGTAATACGCACCATCATTCAATTTATATAATCTTCTACCAGCCATTACACTGCCTCCTTAAATGTTTCCCACTGTTTACGTGCCATTTCCTCAACCATTAACATTATCTTACGGTACTTCTTAGCCTTGCCGCCACTTGCGTGATAGGTGAAAGACATGCTCCGTATATAATCATGTAAAAACTTACCAAAACTAGTCGGCTTGCCATCAACCATACGCATTGACTCCAACGCTTTTATCCTACGCTCAAGGCTCGCACCCTCATGCATCCATCTAGCTTGGTAAACCATCTTACCTAGTTCATTTGCTCCCCTAGGCATCAGTGCATCTCATAGAATCGTTTGATTTGGCTCTTGATATTCTCATCAAGGAACTTGTAGACCTTTAAGGACTCCCAACTGTTTAGTTCTGGCTCATTACCACACTCATATAGGTATTCTTCAGCAATATCCTTAGCATCATTATCCCAAACTACTAATGACTCAGCATGTGCATCATCAAAACTACGTGTTACGATCACCTCTTGATTACAACACTTACAAATGTTTCTTTCTTTCATCTCTCATCTCCCCAACGATTAAATATAAAAGCCACCCTTGAAAGGCGATGGCACAACCTACTAACACACCAAATAATTCATGTACCCCCATTGTACGCCTCCTAGATTAGTGTGAGGATACGTAGGCGTTTATCAATCGTATCAGTTTTTGACATGATCAGATCTGCTTGCATAAGCTTAGCAATAGTCCGCTTAATTGAACTGATTGAGTCATCCACAAAGATAGGGTGTCTACCTATTGAGGTTATTGTCGACTTTCTATGTGACCCTATGTATGCTAATACTTCAAACTCAAACCTACTTAAGGGTTGTGTCTTTCCGCTGTTAGTTTGAGCACTGTGTACTACCTCTTTTGCTTGCCATACATCTTTGAATAATTTTCTCATCTTACTTTCTCCGTTTTATTATTAATTTAGTCCACGGCTCATGCCGCGGTACCTTGTCTTACTACTTCATACCTTTGAATATGTGTGCGATTACATCAATCGTCCAACCATTTCCCAACATTTGGTAACGTCTAGTGTTGGACACGCCCTCTGTGTAGTTATCCGGCAAAGTTTGTAGTCGCTCACACTCTAGTGGTGTTAATTTACGTGGGCGTGGTGCCTGACTACCATTAATCTCAGCAATTTTAGGCTGACGGTGGCCACCACCCATTGTTGTGAGGGTAGGACATTTACCATCCACGCTATATACTCTACGTATGGATTCGTTACCTTTCATGATTAAGTTACCAACTTGGTATAAACCCTCAAGGCGTAGCACCCCATACGGCACACCCTTATACATATTAGCCGTTAGACATGCTGACTTACCCTCCAATGGATTCTTGTGGTACTCCCATCGTGGCTTGCCGTTGCGTAATCTACCCATGTAGTCGATAGCCTTATCTGAAAGGTAGAATTTATCCTCTACCTCATCCTCAAGGATGTCCCGCACTATGATGCCCTTATCTTCGGGTTGTGTCACATTAGGTATATTAGTCCAATAAAGCCTTGGGCGGTTCTGCCCGCTTAGTAGACTACTATTAATGGCGATAGGTTTAACCCCTAAGTACTCGCTAATGATGTCTTGAAACTCTTGCTTCATGCGTACATTCTCAAGCAAGAAGTACTTTGGCTTCAATTCCTTGAGTAAGCGGACGTATTCAAAGAATAGTGCTGACCTTGGGTCATCAAATGCTAACTGACCGCCCGCAAAGCTGAAGCCTTGGCATGGACTACCACCAATTAGTAAATCTATTGGTTCCAGATCTGGTGCCGTCACTTGGCATACGTCCCCGATTTGTATCGTATTCGGATAGTTTTTCATGGCGACCGTGATAGCGTACTTGTCAACCTCGGATGCGTAGTACTTGTCTACCTTGATACCTAGTTTGTCTAGGGCGATTTGTCCACCCGATAACCCGTCAAATAGTGAGAGTACGTTCATTATTTCTCCCCTCTTATTTTAAGGCGTGTCCAATTACCCGCTTCTTCGTTAAATTGAGTATTTAAACCCTTGTTAAAATCGATGGCTAGTACTAAGCCAAATGCAAGCGCCATTACGGCCACTATCGCAAATAAAGTTATTAAAAATGTCATGTTGTCGCCTCCTAGGCTACTGCTATTAAAAATTGATGTAAAAACCACGGGTCATTAAATAAAATCTCCACGCTAACCCCCGCCCACATTTAATGCGGTGTAAATATCCCCAAACATATCGATGCGAGCAAATTTATCTTCTAAGGGCTCAAAGCTTAAAAAGCTGATGTCACATTGTCGCGTAATATAATCGTCTACATATGCCAGGATTTGAGCATCTGAGTAGGCGTTACTCTCTCTCATTGAGATTACAGCATCCGCCAAGGCGTTAATTATGTCATCCCGTGTATTAATCCAAATTAATTGGTGCGCGGTTACCATTCTATCTCCTCGAGCATGGCACTTTTAATGCGGGCGTGTACCTCGTGACACATCTCCTCAGGGATACCATGTTCAATGCGTAGTGCCTCGATTTTCTCGATAGCCTCCGCCTGTAGATCCTCTAGAATTGTATAAAATAAATCCTGGGGTGTCCATGACCCTCTGTTTTTATGCAAATTAATCATTGGTAACCTCCGAAAACCAACAAAGGTACTTTGCGTTTTCGCCCTCGTCTTCCCAAAAGGCGTTTTCATCCTCGTATATTGCTAAGGCTTCATCACTTATTATTGCAAGGTGACCGCAATCTAGCGTTAATACAGTCACTAGGCACCCGCCCCCCGTGTTCCACTGCTCAGCGTTTGACATTTCAAGTACAAAATCCTCTAAATTCTTATGAGAGGCCGTAAAAAGACCTACTCCCGCTTCAATTGCTACATCATCTGCATTATCGTACTTTAGAACGTATTTAAGTGCCTCTGCTTCGGTGGTTCTAGTTATAGTGTTTGTCATGTTATTACCCTCTTATTAATGTTTAAAGTATGAAATTGTTTTTACGTTGGTATCCCAACACATGCGACAATCACCGCATTTACCGCCATTATCAAAACTTCTACACGTTGCATCATCTTTATTAGTAACCACCGTTGATGTGTGATTGTAAATGGGTGCTTTGCCGTCAACCATTGACCCGCTTAAACGAATCACTAGGTTTTTAGGGATTGACCCCGTGAAATTCTTAATTAACTCGCTCTCTTTAGTTGGTAACCAAAATCTAATGGTGGGATTGTCTACCGCTATTTGTACGATTTTATTAAAATGCTCAAGGTTTTGAATATCACCGCTATCATGCCATCTAAACACTTTAGAGGTCGTAACACTCTTTTTATTGCGTATCAGATAATTAAATGCCTCTACCCATTGAGCATTGCTAATTGTTGCAAGGCGTTTATATTGTGCCTTGATGATAGCCGGATACCGCGTGTAATTACCTTTCAAGGCGTAACAATCATTGCACACACTACCAACCACTAAGCGAAGTATTGCCCCCTTGTTGCATGCATCCGCGGGTATTGAATAGCTTACACTAGGCATTTTTGATGTATCCGTCAACCCTCCGATTAATTCTAACGCTTGTTTAATTGTAGTAATTGGTGCTACTAAGTTATCGATTAAATTCATGGCTACATTCTCCAAGCCATAACGGTCATGCTATCGTATGGCTCCATAAACCACCCGCGAGCCTCTAAAAACTTACTCATTGGGTTCGGCTCCATCGTTTCAATGTCCCCCCAAGGCGTAAACACCGTGGAATCTAAGTCCGCAAGGCATTTCAACCATATGCCCTCGCTTGGCTTCGGCTCTCCCGTGAAGTAAGAGTGGTTTGTTGCTCGCAAGCCTACAAACTCCTCATTTAATTTATCAATCATCGTACTAGCTCGTTTAATGTGTCTCATGTGTTACCCTCTGTAGTAGTTAAAAATTCACCCCGTCAATCCGTTGTGATGTGGCAAATTATACGGGTCTTTTTAAGCGTGTCAATAGTATAGACATAAAATAACTGCAAATAAACAAGTCAGAACCTCGGCAGCCCTTGCCTGGTATGGTCTACAGCTACATTAAATTAAATTAAAAAAGGTTTGATTGATGGCGTTATGTGCTCAGGTATCACCCAAATATACACCATCTATGTGTTTTTTATGAGCCTTGGCGATGTGTCGTGGTGGTATGTCGTGGTG